TGTAGAACTCATTAAAGGAGGTAAACAAGAGGACTTTACCCGTGAGATCATACAGTTTGTTTCTAGTAAAAAACTTCTTACTTACTATGAATGTAAGTACTTATTTAAATATGGAGTGTTAGAACATCCTTTAGAATACTTTAATGACAACATTCTTGGAAAGTTTTTCACCAAAGACTTTGAATAATATTTATAATTATGGACAATTTTGACTTGAAACAATTTTTAGTAGAGAATAAAATAACTTCTAATTCTCGTTTAGGTGAAATTAAAGCCATCCCTAAAAATACAGGAATGAAAATAGATTTATTATCTTTTATTAAACAAAACCAAGATGAAATCGCTAAGGAGATAGGGGCAGTCCGTTTAGAAGATATTGAGATGGATACTTTAAATAATCCATCAGCATTAGCATGGGTTAATATTGATCTTGAGGATGAGGAGGATGAAGTAGAAGGTGGAGGAGAATATATGTATGGAGTATCATTTAGCTATCCTGAGGATGTAGATGATAATTTTAGAGGTGAAAATGGTGATAAACCAAAGGAAATAACAGTAGCAGGAAAAAAAATAATGTATATTAATTATAATATTTAATAACTATGGATAATTTTAATTTAAAACAATTTTTAGTAAAAAACAAATTAACTGAAAATTCTCGTCTAGGTGAAATTAAAGCCGTCCCTGGAAGTACAGGAACTACAAGATTCGTAGACCTAAAAGTTGGTGATATCATTACTCCTAAAATGTGGGACAAACAAAAATTTATTAATGATGGTTGGTTTGGAACGGAGTTTATGAGGGAGGCGGGTTGGTTTGGAATTGAAGCTTATAATAAAACAATACAAGACTCATATCTTATACAATCTATGTTTTTTGCTGAAGAAGATGAAGACTTTGAAGCTGATTGGCAGGTTAGTTTAAATTCAACAACCACAGGTAAAAGTTTTAATGTAATAGGAGACTCAACACCATTAGAAATCTTAAATAGTCTTTTGAAAGATGGATATAAAGTTGTTAGTCCTAATACTTTAGAAGAAATTAAAGCCGTTCCTGGAAATACCGGGATAAAAAATGCATTAGATTTTACATTTGAAGAGGCAAAAGGTAAAATGGTTTTCATAGAAATAGATGAAGATGGGGATGACTCTAAAGAATACATGCAAATTAATACTTTAGATGATTATAACAGCTTAAAAAATGTTATTGCTAGTTATTCCAAATCAGGAATTTTAAGTGATTATTATATTAACTAATTTTTTATATATTTATAACTATGGACAATTTTGACTTAAAGAAATTCTTAGTAGAAAATAAAGTAACTACTAACTCTAAAATGATAAACGAAGAAACTACTATACCTAAAGATAAAATAGAAGATTATATCGTCCAGTACAGTTGGGACGATACTGTAGAAAGACAAGAACGAGGGAATACCCTTTTCCCAGGATTCGGCAAAAAGAAAGCAGAAATGGAAGAACAATTTCCCGGAATTAAAATGGCTGCTCACAACTACTGTAAGATGTATAACGGAACAGATGGCAAAATTAAATTTGCTTGTAAAGAAAGCATCTTAAGTTCGGTGAATGCACGTGATTTTCAAGCTTAAAAACGAACTGTAAAATAATTAAAATTAAGCTTGGGAAACCAAGCCTTTTTTTGTATATTCACCAAGTGATAGATCAACTTTTAATATCGCTTGTAGACTCGGTTCTAGGTAGTGGTAATAAAACTGCTCGAAATAATAAAGCATATAAATGTCCCTTTTGTAATCACCACAAGTTAAAATTAGAAATTAATTTTAGTGGTAATGATAAAGGTGAAAATCCATGGCATTGCTGGGTATGTGATAAAAAAGGTAAAAAATTATCTACCTTATTTAAACAAGTAGGAGCATCATCTGACAAAATGGCTGAGTTAGGTAGCTTGGTGAAATCCAATAATACCGAAACAGTTATTCAAAGTAATACTATAAAATTACCTAAAGAATTTAAACCTATTTCTGATGTATCATCTAAAGATGTTATTGGTAAACATGCTTTAAAGTACCTAAAAGATAGAGGATTAACCAAAGCCGACATATTAAGATACAATGTTGGTTACTGTGAGGAAGGACGATATACTAATATGGTTATTATACCTAGTTACGATGAATTAGGTAATCTAAACTATTTTGTTTCTCGCTCATTTATATCTTCAAATAAACTAAACCCTCCAGTATCTAAAGATATAATTGGGTTTGAATTTTTTGTAAATTGGAAATCACCTATTGTGTTGTGTGAGGGAGCATTTGATGCTATATCAATTAAACGAAATGCTATACCTTTATTTGGTAAGATTATCTCTAAAACATTAATGAAAAAGATAGTAACTTCATCTGTAGAGAAAGTATATATTGCTTTGGATAAAGATGCTATTAAGTCTGCTTTAGAGCATTGTAAAACATTAATGGATTATGGTAAAAAAGTCTATTTAGTTGAAATGGCTGATAAAGATCCAAATGAATTAGGGTTTTTAAATTTTACAAATATTATCCAACAAACTCCAGTTTTAACTTACGATTTATTACTTAAGAAAAAAATAATGTTATGATAGAACAAAATCAAAATGTAAAAAAAGACAAAAAACTTAATCGCATCGTTGAATTTACTGATGATGCTAAGCAAATTACCATTTTAGATACTCGTTATTACCAACGCAAAGAAGGTGTTTTTTACCCATCAGTAACATATGTACTGTCCTCCTTCCCCAAAGATAAATTTTTTGAAAGCTGGATTAAAGATGTAGGACATAATTCTGATATTATCATGCGTAGAGCAGGAGATGAAGGTACTCAAGTACACAATGCTATTGAAAACTTCTTAGCTGGAGAAGAAATTCAATGGTTAGATGATAATGGTAAAGCTAAATATTCTCTTGAGGTATGGAAAATGATTCTTAAATTCGCTGACTTCTGGAAAACACATAAACCAACATTAATTGCCTCTGAATGGCACTTACTTTCAGATGAATTACAAGTAGCAGGTACAATTGATTTGGTAGTAGAATTAAATGGCAAATTGTGGTTATTAGATATTAAAACCTCAAATTCATTACATGATACTTACGATTTACAACTTGCTTGTTATAAACAAATGTGGAATGAGTCATTTGATCAAAAGATTGAGAACGCTGGTATCTTATGGTTAAAAGCAGCTACTCGTGGTGCTGACAAATCAGGTAAGAAAATTCAAGGTGAGGGATGGCAACTTAAAGAAATGAACAACACCTTTGAAAACAACATTCAAGCATTTAAAAACCTATTTGAAATATTTAAATTCAAAAATCCAGATTTAAAACCATACTCAGAATTATTCCCTACATCTATTAAGTTAGATGTATAATATTTATAAGTATGGAATTATCCTTGGAAAATATACTTAATGAAGTAGATAAAATACCTGGTGGATTAGCAAAAGGAAAAACTTTAGACGATATTGCTAAAAAACATAATGTTGAGAAAGATGAATTAGAGAAACAACTTGAAAAAGGTATTAAAGTTGAAGCCGAACATACTACTGATAAAGCAGCCGCTAAAGAAATAGCTATGGATCATCTGTTTGAAGATCCTAAATATTACGATAAGTTATCTAAAATTGATGAAGGTACTTGTGGTTATAATGCTGATGTTAAAACAGGTAAAGAATTTAAAACTCCGGGTGGTATTAAAATGAAAAAAGACCCTTACGGGTTATCTGCTTTTGCTATTGAATTAGTTAAAGAATTTAATAATGATGTAAATGAAGTAGGAGAATTATCATCTACCCCTTATGATTATGTTAAACGTTCTGATGATTTAGAATTAGATGGAAATGAATTATTTGGTACTGTAGTATATGATTTTTCGGCTGGGAGTGTTTTTTATGATGTCATTTTTGAATATGACTATGATAGTGAATTAGGTAAAAACATTGTTAAAGTAGATTTTACTGCTAATGAGTCATATGAAATGACTAATACAAACGAGCCATATAAAATAATGGCTACTATATTTTCAATTATTAAGAAAGAATTAGCTAACAACATAGTTAAAGACAATCTAGATATTTTACTTTACACTCCAGCTGAAACTAAAACTAAAGGTGGAGAAGCAGTTAGATTAAGAGGTATTAATCAACGAAACGAATTATATAAAGCGTTTTTTAAGAAAAATATACCTCATGTTAAAATGGAGGAAACACCAAATGAAACTCGTTTTTATTTAAAAGAAAATCAATTAAATGAGGCTGTTCGTTGTAAAGCACTCCATAATACACCTCAAAATGAATTAATACCTTTTATCAAATCACTTACTCAGTTTATGGATAGTGATATTGAAATTCGTCCTTTACCTAAAGTAAAATTTGTTGACGATGAGTCTAATGCTTCTAAAGTATTGGGTAAAACAGCATATTATGATCCACAAAATTGCGCGATTACTTTATATATAACCGATAGACACCCTAAAGACATACTCCGTTCGTTTGCTCATGAGATGATTCATCATATGCAAAATATGCAAGGAAGATTAGGTAATATTAGTACACAAAATGTGAATCAAGATGATAATTTAAAAGGATTAGAGGAAGAAGCTTACCAGTTAGGAAACATATTACTTCGTAGCTGGGAAAATTCTCAAGACCAACTTGATGAGATTAAACTCCAACCTAAAAATACAGGAGTAGGTAGTAAATTGAAAGTAAATTTTAAATTAGATCCTTCTTATTTTTTTTACCCTAAAGATATAAAATCAATAAATGATGTTAATGAAAGACACTTTGGTGGGTGGGTAAGTTCTAAAGATTTACCTAAAATGCAAGGTATGTTATATAGAGATGATTCATCTATGGCTATATTAACTATCATACTTACCGATACAAACACACCATATGAGCATCTTGAGGCTTGGAAAAATAAACTAGATAATCTTAATATTCCATATACAGATAAAATTCTAACTCAGGGACGTAATTTTGGAATTACAGGTATAGATGTTAATAAGTATATAATTCTAAATATTGAACAATCTACTAATGAAATTAAAGTCCAACCTAAAAACACAGGAGTGGCTGGTGCTCTAACCTCTGAAGAAAAAGAATGGATTGGTAATCAAGTATATACTGTTGATCGCTTTTACTCATCTGATAACACAGATTTAGATTCTGATACTCCATTAGAATATGTATTTGTCACTAGAAAAGAGATAGAAGATGAGATAGAAGGCGAATACAGGACCCCTAAAGACTTAGAACTTTTTGATTCTATTCATAGAAAATTAAAAAATAAAATTTATACCTTTAATCATGGGCACGATCCTAACATAAAAAAATATCCTGAAGATTATGATCTTCGAGATGCAGTAGTAAGAGCTGAATATAGCAATAATAATCCAGAATTAACAATTACTATATCTGATAGACTAGATGGTAGCTACGGCTCAGAATACGGTGCATTTGATAAAGATACAGGAGAATATCTTCAATATTCTGATTTAGATAAAATTGGTAAAGTTGATGAAATTAAAGTTCAACCTAAAAAAACGGGGATAAAAGGAAAAATAAATCTTGAATTTTTCCCTAATGACCTTAAAATCAAATCATATTCTGATATCTATGATTTTATGAAACTTTCACCTAAGAATTTCCTACCAGGAATAATAAAACTTAAAAATTTCCCATTAATGTTTGCTGAAATATTTACAAATAATGAAGGTGAAATTTCAATGGATTTGGAGGCTAATTCAAATTATCCTGAACGATATGATATATGGGTACAAAGATTAAAAGATTTAGGTATTCCTTTCAAGATGAATCATCCATATATTGAGGATATAAATATAGAAAAGAATTTTAATATAGAAGTTAACCCTATAAGCTAGTTATGGATAAAAAAGAAAATGTTTTAAAAAAAGAGTTTAAACAAAAAGACGTACAACGATTAAGAAATTTATTAACTAAAAAATACGGTGATAAAACTACTGTAGGGGTTGGTTATACTAAACAACAAGAATTCCATAGTGAGGGAGATGTTTGGGAGGAGGATGGCCGTCAATGGACTATTAAAAATGGTGTAAAACAAAATATTACTAAAATGGATGAGGCCAAAAAAGTCCACGTTATGCCTTTATTTTGTCCTTGCTGTAAACAAATAATGAAAACACACCGAGATAAAAATTATTATTTGATTCATAAAAAATGTCTTAATTGTGTTGTTGATTTTGAAACTGAGTTACGTCGAATTGGTGCTTGGGAAGAATATCAAAATCGAATTCATAATTCGGAAATTGATTCATTCATTACTGAATTTAAAGCTTGGGTAGAAGATAGTTTAACTGAATCAAACCAAGGATTTGTTTCTGAGGATGGCCATGTTGAAACATGGAAAGGTGGACCTGATAAGCAACGAGTAGTAGATGAGTTACATAAAACTATCGAATATTTGTCTTCCTTGAAGAAGTAAATATTTATAACGGATATGGACTTTGCCAAATTTATTTCTTACTTACTTCATTCCAGAACTCAGGCTCACGTCTATCACCTTCAAACACCATCTTATGCTGCTCATAAGGCATTAAATGAATATTATGATGGTATAGTTGACTTAATTGATGGACTAATTGAGTCGTATCAAGGTAAGTATGGTATTGTAAAAGGATACTCTAATTTTGGTTTAATGGAATATGAAAGTTGTGAGGAAATTCAAAATTATTTTAAAGCACTTGCTAGTACTATTGAATCTGGAAAAGAAGAATTACCTCAAGACAGTTATATACAAAATCAAATTGATGAAGTGGTTACATTAATTAATTCAACTTTATATAAACTAACTTATTTAAAATAAAATGTATTACATGCCTGTATATAAACCTAAAGTAAAAAATATTTACGATAGTTTAACTTTACCTAGAAAAGAATCTATGATGAATGAACTAGGATTTAATAAGATGTATGCTGTATACAATTATGGTGAACTACCCACTAAAATACAAGAAGAAGTAAATAAATATCTTACTAATTTAGATATACAAGAAAGTGAAGATGATCAATCGATGCAACGCCAATTATTTGATCAAAATCCTTTAATTATTTTTAAATCAAAAGAAGATTTAAATAAAGCAATTGAAAGTCTTCAGGACCCTAATAACTATGGATCTTATCTAAAACAATTTAGGTCACAAGATCCTAAATTAGATAAATACATTAAAGGATTACTAGAACCTCCAGGCAATCCAGGCCAACGTAAAGCATTACTTAATAAACGCAGAGAGGAATTAAATGATCCTAATTTTGAATGGACTAAAAATACTACAGATAATCAAGTACAATTAATTAAAAAGTATTTTGAAACTAAACCTAGCCGTTCTATACTTGATTTTGAAAAAGTAGATGAAAACTCATTGATGTTTTCTTTATCTAAAAATACTTTAACTAAAATAAATATAGAAAAAATAGTATCTACTGTATTAAATAACGTTGGAATAACTAATTATAAAATGACTACTAAAAAAACTCCCAAAGACATTACTAAAGAAAACTTGTTAAAAGAATTAATAAGTAAGGTTGTTTCTGAGAAAAAAATGACTCCCGCTCAAAAGAAAAAACGTGGTGAAATATATGATGCGTTAATTGATAGTGGTATGCCTTCTAAAAAAGCAGGTCCTATTGCTACCTCTAGAGCAATGAAAGAAGGTTTTCCTGATTTAAATGATGATGGTGAAACTACATACGCTGATGTTTTAATAGGTCGTGGAGTTAAACTTAAAAAAGAAGATATCGACTTAGGTCACGAGGATGATGAGCCTCATATGTTAAAAGCAAATGTATATCGCATAGCTAAATATGCTATTGAATTATACAAAATGCTTGACAAATATGATAAAATGAATGTTGAGGTTGATTTTCCTGATTGGTGGCAAGAAAAAATTCATTTGACTAAAGATTATTTAGTAAAAGCTAAACATTATCTAGATTTTGAAGAAAAAGAACCTTCACTAGATGCTATGTTAGGAGAGGAAGAAAAAAAAAAGGTAAAAGATACATCCCTTTAACATTTACATTTTCTAAAGATGTAAAAGATACTTTTGGAGAAAATTTTAAATATTTTGGAGGTATAATGTATGCTGATCCATTAGTTAAAACCGCTTTAGGGCAATTAACTAGAGGTAGAAAAACATACGATACTACTAAAGGATATTCTGATTTAACTACTTTGATTGATGATAAAATGCCTCAACAAATTAGAATGTCTTTTAAAAAAGGATTAGAAAATTCTAAACCGGTTCAAGTAGGTGCTAGAAAAATGTTACCTATTGATTTAAATATTACTAAAAACGAAAGTGGTGATTATATCATTAAAAATCCATACTTAGATAAGCTATCAGAAATTAAAGTTAAACCTAGAAATACAGGAACTGTTAAAAGGTATGATGCTACATTTGAAGTAGAAAACGATGATTTAGGAAGCGGTTGGTTTTTGGGTAGTTTATCAATTGATAAATCACCCCAATTAGACTCTATAGGTTCATTTGTTACTGCCCAATATACTCCTGAAAAAGATATGATGAGAATAGAATTTTATGATGAAGGGTCAAACGTATTTAAAGATTTTTTAGATAAAAATAAAATTAAATATGACATCTTTTTACCTTCTATGCATTATAGTAGTAATTTTAATTGGTTTGATATAGATAATGTCTCTAAATATTTTAACATTACCATAAAAAAATAAAAATGACACGCGCCGAAATAAAAGACTTGATTCGACAAGCATATACTAAAGCATCAGACACTGCTACTCCTCCCCCTACACCTCAAGAGGAAAAACCAAGTGCTAATGTTTTAAAATTCCCTATTGTTGCTCGTTTCCCTGAAATAGATAAAGTATTACTACAGTTAATGACTGATCAATACGGTGTGTTTATTAAAGATATAGAATGGGTAGCTCCTAAACCTACAACTTTCCGTATTAAATTAGCTAATAACCAATATTTTTATTTAACTTATGGTGATAAGTCATGGACTGCTCAAGTTGAAGGTAAAAAGTATTATCTATTAAATATTAGAGAAGAAGAAAGAGCAATGGAATCTTTAGCTCGAATTTTAAAATATGGTGGTGAAAAAACAGAAGAGGATAAAATGGTAAGTAAAGAACCAGATGCTACTTCAGTTACTGGTGATTCACAAGCTATAAGTCCTTCCCCTGAAGTACTAGGTAGAGAACCAGAAGGTGTAGATGTTAATCCGGATGAATTTGAACCGGCACCTGAGGAAACACCCGCACCTGAAGAAGAAACTCCTGAAGAAGAAGCATAAAAGCTTGGAGATATAAAATAAGTTTTGTATTTTAATGTATAAAAAATAATGGCTGAAACTAAAGTTCTAACATCTGAAGTTGTAAGTAGAATTATAACCGTTGATGACCTTCTAAATGTATATAGTATATCTTTAGAAGAATGGGAAATTGAAAAACAAGTAGTTAATACTTGGGAAGTTGGAGCAAAAGGACCTGATGGTGCTATTGTAACTACTCCTTTATTTCAAGTTAAAGTATGGTTAAAGAAAAAACAAGTTGCTTATGACTTGAATATTCTAAGAAAACAATTTATTGAAGATATAAAAGCATTATCTCCAACTGTTAAAATTAATCCTAAAAACCTTACATTAGGTAAAGGTAAACTGTTAGAAGTTAATATTTTTGACTTACACTTTGGTAAAGTAGCATGGCATGAGGAAGTTGGTGAAAATTATAACATTGATATTGCAACTCAACGATTCAATGATTGTATTGATTATTTTGCCGAAACATATAAAAACTTTAATATAGTACAGATTTTATTCCCTATATCAAACGATTTCTTTAACTCAGACCGTTCTCATCCTTTTAATAGCACAACATCAGGTACACCACAAGAGGAAGATACAAGATGGCAAAATACATTTAGAAAAGGTAGAGAATTACTCATACAGGGTATACAAAAATTATCCCAATTAGCCCCAGTAGTGGTTAAAGTAATTCCTGGTAATCACGATTATGAACGTAGTTTTTATTTAGGTGATTCATTACAAGGATGGTTCCACAATGATGAAAATGTGACTATTGATAATGGAGCTAGTCCTCGTAAATATTTTGTATTTGGTAAGTGTTTAATTGGTTTAACACATGGTAACAATGAAAAAACTACTGATTTGCCTATGATTATGGCTCAAGAAAATCCTGTAGATTGGGCTATGACTGCTTACCGAGAATTTCATTTAGGTCATTTACACCATAAAAAAGAAACACAACTTAGATCTACTAATGAATATCAAGGTGTAATTATTAGACATATGAGCTCACTTTCAGGCACAGATAGTTGGCACCATAAAAAAGGATATGTTGGTGCTCGCAAATCAGCTGAGGCATATTTGTGGGATTCTGAAACTGGTTTAATAAACCAGACGTACTATAATATTTAAAGTAAGATCTTTGAATATTTATAAGTATGGAAAAACTCTACCAGCTAATTAAAGAGACACTATCTTACAAATTAGATGATTGTAATTGCAAGAATGATAAAACTACAGCTCCCTTAATTAACGAGTCTAAAGTTACTGTTGCCCCTATATCTGAAAATCTTAGGTACCACGTTGAACACCAAATTCCTGTTACTGAAAATATTTTTAGAGCAGGAAGTAAATCACACGTTTCTTTAATTTTAGAAACTCGTATTCTACACGAATTAGGAGTTATAAAACTTTTAGGCAAAGATAAATGGCTGTTTGAAAATACTGATTTAGGTAAATACGATGACTTTGAAGGTAAAATGGTACCTTTAGATTTACCTTTAATTATGGAAGAGGAACGTCGACCTAGTAATATACACGATGAAGAAACTTTATTTAGTAATTTATTTACCTGGGCTGGGGGTAAACCATTTAAAACTATTACCAATGCAAGGGACTTAATGTTTGATTTTAGAAAAGATCCTTTGGTTACTATAGAAGTTTTAAAAAGTGTAAAAGGCGGCGACGATATACCTCAAGCATATCTTACATCTTTACAATATTATGCTAAACAGTATGGTAAAACTCTTAATGAATCTGATGATAAAAAGAAAACACCTCCAATTGGTAAACCAAAACGTGGTGGTTCTAAAAAATTCTACGTTTATGTAAGAGATAAAGGTAAAGTTAAGAAAATATCATTTGGTGATACTACTGGTTTATCTGCTAAAATTAATAATTCAAAGGCAAGAGCTGCTTTTTCTAAAAGACATGATTGCCCAAATAAAAAAGATAGAACAAAAGCATCATATTGGTCATGTCGTTTACCAAGATATGCTAAATTATTAGGTTTAAAATCATCATTTAGCGGTTTCTGGTAATGATAAAACTTATAGATATATTAAACGAGGTTACACTTCCTGCTCCTAAATTTCCCTTACCTTTTAAAAGTGGGGGGGTTAATTTAACCGGAGAAGCGGCTTGGAATAAGTGGAGAAGATGGGCTGATATAAATAGAAAAGATAAGTATATTGATGATGTATTAAATACTATTAAAAGAAATAATTATCAAACTACTCAACGACAACTAGATGTACTTGTAAGGTGGTTTAGTGGAGTACGAGAATCATTATTAGAGGCAAAGAAAAAACGAGATAGATGTCTTCGTATTGCCGATCGCAAATACAAAGAACCTAGTGCTTATAAATCGGGTGCTGCCGAAAGATGTCGTCAAGGTGATATTTGGAAAGGTATTAAAGAAAATTGGCAAGATACTTCTTGGGAAAATAAAAAAAGCCAAAAAGTAACATTGCTTCAACTTTTAGATATTATTAAAGATTATCCTATTACACAAGCACCTATTGAAAAAATTAAAAAAATAATTATTAAAAAAGATACAGGAGGTATTGAATCAGATAGGTTAAATAAAGTTGATTTTAAACATCCTATTATTGTAGTTGTAGATGATCAAAATAATTTTAAATATATTTTAGATGGTAATCATAGAGCTAATAAAGCTATAGACATTGGATTAAAATCTATACCTGTTAAACTAGTGAATATTAAAAAACTACCACAAGAATTTCAGGATGTTTTAAAAGAAGAATTAAATAACAATCATAATCAAGATAGTATTAAACAACTATTTAAAAATATACCTGAATTATCTGCTATAGGAACAGTAGAACAGTACACTAAATATTTAGAAACTATATTTCCTAATAGTAAATTAAAAGAAATTGTATATCATGGTGGTACTTTAGACCCAAAAGACAGAGGTAAAGACTCCTTTACAGGAGAAATAGGTGGTAAGCACGGACTATACTTTACAGGTAGTTCGGGAAGAGCTAAAAGCTATATAAAAGCAGGAAGTAAGGATTATATGTCAAAAAGTAAAATTTATTCTGCTTTATTAAATATTCAAAACCCATTAGACAAAAAAATATGGTCAAAATGGAAATTCGGTGCCGACACTATAACCGATGAAGGGTTAAAACAAATGAAAGAAACTAATTCAGATGGCATTATAGTTACTGATGTATTTTCTAAATACACTAATATACAGTATAATACACAGTATGTAGTTTTAAGTATAGATCAAGTACATATACTAGGTTCCTCTGAAGATATAGAAGGATTTAAAAAATACGTAAGTAAAATAATTAATGAAAAACTAATTAGAGAAAAAACAAAAGAAACTCTCCGTACTTGGTTTAAACGTCAAGGTCCTAAAGGTAAAGAAGGTGGTTGGATAGACTGTAATGCTCCTGATGGTAAAGGTGGATACAAAGCATGTGGTAGAAAGAAAGGTGAAAAACGAGCTAAATATCCTGCCTGTAAAGCAACAGCAGCACAATGTAAAGCACCAGGTAAAGGTAAAACATGGGGTAAAAAATCAAAATGATAAAATTAATAGAAATATTAAATGAAATAGCTGATTCACCATATTCACTGTATTCTCCTAGTTATCATAAAGAAGGTAATTTTAGTAATTACGTTGATTATGAGTTTATAACTGATACTGGAAAAGAATATTATGTTCGATTTAGTAGTAAATGGAACGGCCGAAGTAAACAACAAGATCAAAAATATAACTGGGGAACTGAATTAACTTTTTTTCCTAAAGCATTTAAAACTACTCCTAAAACTGAAGAAGGTGGTGAAAATTTTGGAAAAATTTTAGCAACTGTAGGTAAAGCTCTTAAAGAATATATTGCTACATACAAACCAGAGTACGTATTTTGGAAAGGAATTAAAGGTCATGAAGAACAAGTTACTGGAGATTCTACTAAAAGACAAAGAATTTATAACATGGTTATGGATAAAATGTCTAAAGGAATAACAGGATATACTCCTATAAAAGGAGATAAACTTTCTGGCATTATAACTAACAGTGAAATTCCCGTACCCGGGGCAAATAAAATATTTGCATACCCTGAAGAACCTTCATTTTATGATGAGGCAGAAGCTAAAGCTAAAGTATCAAGATTTAATTTACAACGATAATGATTAAATTCTCAGACATATTAAATGAAGCTTTAAATCAACAACAGATTGTTGATGTAGCTAATGAATTTATAAATTCTAAAAATTATAATCCTAATCATGACTGTAAACGTTCTACTTTTGAATTTATAAAATGGGTTAAAAAGAATAAAGGATTTGAACCTAGTGTCTTATTATTAGCTCCTCCTAAAGATACTAAAAAATTTCCTGGTAAAAGCGGAGATGGAGATTCACATATATTTGCTATTATAAATGGATTTGGAATTGACTTTACAGCTAACCAATTCCCCGGAGTATCTGAACCTTTAAAAATTACACCTGAAACTCAAATACCTTTAGAATATAAAAAGATAGGTGGTTATTATACATTATATCCCGATTGGTTTGAAAATGGTAAAACATCATTAAAAACTAAGTTTAATAATTTACCACAATGGTTTCGTGATGGATTTGAAAAAGAAGGATTTAAACCTGAATTAAACGAAGCTGACCCAAAAGTAGGCACTGGCAAAAAACCTAAAGGATCATCTCGTCGTTTATACACAGACGAAAATCCTAAAGATACAGTTAGTATTAAATTTAAAACTGTTCAAGATATTAAAGATACATTATCTAAAACTTCATTTAAATCTAAACCCCATGCTCGCCAATCTCAAATTATAAATTTGATTCATCAACGAGTAAGAGTAGCTTACGGTAAAGCAAAAGATCCTGAAGTAAAAGCAAGATTAAAACGTGCTTTAGATTATATTGAGGGACGTAAAGAAGCATCTAAAAGAAAAACCCAACAACTTAAAAATGATTAAATTCTCAGACATACTAAACGAGGATAAAGAATATCCACCATACATGTACTCACCAATAGGATTTGGTTGTCATGTTTGTAAGTACCATTACATTGAAAACGAAAAACATATGTGCTCAAATAAACAATATCAAGTATATATGGGTACTAAAGAATTAGTAGATAATGAAGGTAACCCAATTAAAGACCCTTCAAAGTGGTGTTCAAATTGGTTTATGCCTAAAGGCAAATGAGACCCTATACCGACATAGAAGTTACAGACGAATATATTATACGCGAATTTAGCGATAATATCGATCCAATTGAACTTTTATGGCACCGTGATGATGAACACAGGACAATTGAAATTATCGGCGATACTGACTGGAAACTGCAATTAGAAAACCAGTTACCTACCTCTATAAATCAACCTATACACATTCCTAGACACGAATGGCATCGTGTAATTAAAGGAACAGGTACATTAAAACTTAAAATACATAAATATTAACATATTTATTATATATGGTTAAGTTCCATTCATTATTAAAAGAGTTTATATTATCTGAGTTTTCTGATAAGATACTCAAACAGATGCTTGATCTGTACAAAAAACAAAAACCTAACTTAGATGATGAACAAATTCTTTACTATGTAAAGCGATTTGACCAAATTAAATCAGCATTAAAGAAAAAGGTTGAAGATAAAGACCCAACTGTATTAGCGTTATTACCTAGAGATTTAAAATCTGATGATTCATTAAAAAAGAATTTTTATTTAGAAATTACTAGATATAAAAAATTTGATGAATTAGAAAAATTAATTGATGGTGCTTTTTCTAAAGCTCAAGCTAAAAAGGAAAAAGAAGAATTAGTTAACAGTGCTGAAGCCGATGCTGATAAAATATATGATAAAGATAATTTAGAAATATATAGAGGTGATGCTGAGCACAAATGTATTAAATATGGTAAAAACCAATACTATTCTTGGTGCATAGCTCGTACCCAAGGAAGTATGTACTCTGGATATCGCTTCCAGGGTGTAGGTGGAAAAAGCAGAATGTTCTATTTTGTTTTTGATAGAACACGCCCTGATAGAAAAGACGTAGGTGGTTTTGAAGATCCTTACCATGCTGTAGTAATACATGCTATGGAAAATGGGGAATACACTGTTACTGATGCTACTAATAGAGGAGACAAACCTGCTAAAACCTGGGATGATGTAATAAAATTATTACCTGCTGAGTTAGGTAGTAAATTAAAAGGATTAGAATCTATATTTAAATATATTCCTCCAAGTAGTGAGGAAATTGCTCAAGCGGCAATGAAAGGTAAAAAATTATCTTTTGAACAATTTGCTGAATTATCATATGCTGATAAAAAAACATATGTTCAAGCAAATGCTGGTAACAGAAATATAATTGATTCTAATATATTTAAATCATTAGATTTAGATTTAAAAAATGAATGTATTAACTTTGGTAGAATATGTACTTTTGATGAATTAAAATCAAATGTTGGTCTTTTAAAAAGATATCCTGATTTTAGATTTACTAGATACCCTAAAGAACCATTACCATATCCTTTTATTCCTTATTTAAAAGATGATTTACAACAAAAATATCTAGCGGAATTTGAAGACGAGTATTTAACTTTTGATGAAATTGAAAAATATTTCTCTGATACTACTGTAAAGAAGTATATTGATAAACAAATTAAAAAGTTTGGATTTTTACCTCCCGAGGCTGAAAAATTCATGAGTTCATCTCAAAAACAAGTATACAACTTATATAGTATATCTTTTAAAGACATCAGTTACAGTACTAATCCAGATATTGAAAATAGTACAATGGCTCCCTTACGTTTAGTAAGTGTTGCCCCTATTTCAGCACAAACATATAATGATTTATCTACTCAAGAACGTAAATTATATCTTGAATTAGTTGATAAATTATTTGAACAAGGTAACGGTGTGGAAAGACATAGTGATTTCTTCATGGGTGTACCTCAAATGATACAAATTAATAATAAAGTATTTATGCTTTGCCCTACATCTACTAACTCAGATGTATTCTCATTAATAGATGAAAATGGTAAAGTAGTTAAAAATAACATCTATACTTTAGAAATTTATAAAAATGGACGTGAAATAGAATATGATTCTACACCTGCTGGACCCATATATAAAATTTCAGGACAAAGAACATGGTATTTACCTCAAACCGAATATGATAGATTAAAACTATTAGATGAGGATGGGGACGAAATTAGATTTGATATGAACAACTTAGAAGAAAATAACGAATTAGTTAAAAAATTCCAAAAATTAGCAGGTATACAGACAGAAAATGAGGTTAAACCAGCTGTTGCTCCTCCAACAACTAAACCTAAACCTGGAACTAAAAATCCTTTAATTCCTCCTCCATCAGCACCTAAAAAAAGACCAGCTAAAGCTCTTAGTGAGGAAGATACACAAGAAATGATTGGAAAAATAATCCAACGTTTTAAAAAACTACGCCAATGAAGTTAACACAATTAGCTAAACAAGTAATTGAGGAAAAAATCCAACGTTTGAATGAGGTAGATTACGAGGAAATATTTTCTCCTGAAACTATGTCTTTATTAAAAAAACAATCTAAAGACGAATTAGTAAAACTAGGAAAAAATTTAAGACAAATGATGAGTACAGCTAGTACATTACTTCCTGAACTTATTGAAGCTGAACAACCTCATATTGATTTACTTGAGGAAATAGCTAAAGAAATTGTTACCCAAGCTTACCCTATCATTAAATATTCAAAAATTAAAATTAATGCTAGTATAGGTAAAGGTGAACTTCCCCAAGGAATCCCAGATGAAGAAAAGGAAGAAGAGGAAAAAGAACAACCTGAGTTACCTCAACCTACTTTAACTGGTGAGAAAAAACGCCGTATCATAAACGGAATTACTCAAGGTGCCTCTATCCGTGGCACTTTTGCATTCCTACTATTTAGAGAATATCTAGATGATCTAGGTGATGATATGATTAACCGTTACAACGAACTAATGAAATCTGTATTTGGTATTTATGATGATGAAAATGCTATTGCTCAGATGTTAGCACTATTAGCTCAAGGTCAAAAATCACAAGGGGGCGAATCTGAAGCTTACTATGATGAAGGAACAGAGACTCTTGTAATTAATGCTACAGCTATCTGTTTTCCAATGTTAGTTCACGAAATTGTAAAAGGATTATACGAGATACTATCATTACACGGATTTGGATCTGATGCTGAACAAAATAAAAAGATTGTAAGTAAAGTAGATAAATTATCTAATGAACCCAATGATATACGTTTTGGTAAAATTATGTTTGATGCTATTAATAAAGTATATATTAAAAGTGAAATTAATGATACTAGAGTAAGAGAGCTTTTTTTTCCTGAAATGTATAAAATAGATGATGAAACTGAATTTGTTAATTTTGTTGCAAATGCACTTGAAAATAAACTAACATCTACTCAAGAAAAATGGGCAATGGATACTATGAGGGATATTGAGCGTGATTTAAAAGCTGATGATGCTAAAATTAACAAAGATATCCCTAATGATGAAGGTGATGAAGACGTATTTACTGAAATTAAAGTTCAACCTAAAAAGACAGGATTAAATAATAAAATTAAAAAATTAGGTATAACTTTAGAAAAATATAACCTTAGTGGGAATGAAATAGGTAGCAAATATCCTTGGGTTTATGCCCAAGAAAAATTAAGTCCTACTACTAAAAAGAATGCTGAATATTTTTTTAACAACCTAAATATAACACCTACAAAAATATCTATTGGTTTGGTATATAGAGGATCATTATCTGATGAAGAATTTAATAATTTGTCTGATTTAGAAAAAATAAATAAATTAGAGACTGAACCAAAAGCAAAATCATTTTACATTGAAGGAAACTATAAAGGTACTCCTATTATTATAGCTAGAAAAGAAACACGTTCCCCAGCAGCCGGACAAACTTATTTAGTTTCCCCTTATGCTAAATTAAAATTTAATAATATTAAAGACCTACCAGCTAATGAAATTTTAGCTGCTTTAAAAATACCTAATGATGGGAATATTGATGAAATTAAAGCTCAACCAGTTAATAGATTAATTAAGCCTACCAAAAAAGAAATCATAATTAATAAACCATATATAGACATGGATACTTCTTTTATAGAAGACTATATTTTAGATTATGGTGAAATTAGATTTGATATTGATTTTTTTAAATCTTCCCCGGAAATTCTTGTGAGCGGAGATGAAGATGCAATACGCGACTCCGAATATATTGATTTTATTTTAGATGGAAACTATAAGCTTTATTTTAATGAAGATAAAAAAGAAATTGATTATATTCTAACATTAAATGATCCTTTAAATATAAAAGATTATGCTCGAGATAGAGCAGAAATGTTATCTGATAATCCTGAAGACATAGACTTCCTTACAGAAGAAATTATGTTAGCTATAGAAACTATCCAAGATAATATTCCTAAATACCTTGCTGCTAAAAATATATTAAAAGATAAGTTTACTATTATTAGTAATGATGAATTTAGTGTTATATTAACTTCTGATAGTCATTCATTACTTTATACTATGATAGAAAAACAAGATGGTTATTTTAATAAAAATGGAGAAATAGTAATTTATACTACATAATTTAAATATGTATTATCATACAGACTGATTCATAGCCAGTCGATTTAGAAATAAAAATTTTTTGAGATCTGTGGCCTCTATTTGGAGGTCACTTTTTTTATACGTACATTTATAACACAGAGGATATGAATAAGAGAATTGTAATTGTAGGAGCAGGGGTTGCGGGTATCAATGCGGCAACCAAACTTGTAGATAACAACTACCCAGGCGAATTAATCACTATTATTGATATGGGAAAAGACCCATACAATCGCAAACCCGAGGAAGTAATGACAGGCATGTTAGGTGCTGGAGGATGGTCTGATGGTAAATTGACTTACCATACAGCAATTGGAGGTCAATTATCTAAGTATTGTGGTGAGGAAAAAGCAATGGAACTAATGGATCAAGTTATTACTAACTTTAAACGTTTCCATCCTAAACCAGAAGAAGTACAATGCTCAAACCCAGAAGCAGAACCTGATTTTATTAAACCACATTTTGGTTTACGATTATTCCCAGTATGGCACGTAGGTACAGATTATCTATCTGAAATTGCTAAAAATTGGTATGATTATTTAGTTGAAAAAGGTGTACGATTTCATTGGGAAGCTAAAGTAACATCAATTTTATTTGATAAAAATATAGTATTTGTTAAAGAATTAAATCAATATGTTATTGATAAACAAGGTTTCCCTGATTTTGAAGTTTCATATGATAAACTTATTTTTGCAGTAGGTAAATCAGGTATTGACTTTGCTCAAGAATTAGCTAACCAATATGAACTTCCAGATGAACCTAAGTCAGTACAAATTGGAGTTCGATTTGAAGCACCACAAAAACACTTTCAGAAACTAATCGACATTAGTTATGATTTTAAACTTTATAGGAAATTTGAAGATAAAGGAGTATCATTACGTTCATTTTGTACAAACAATAATGCCGCTTATGTTGCTGTAGAAGAAACATATGGTGATGTTACTTACAATGGTCATGCTAAAAAAGATCCTAAATATTTAAATGGAATGACTAATTTTGGTATTATTATGGAATTAAATAACATTAAAGATCCATTTAAATGGTCGCGTAATGTTGTAAATAAAATACAATCAAATGAAACTGGTTTATATTATAGTCCATCTCGTACTCCTTCAACAACATCAGAAGGTAATGGTGTAAGTGCAACCCAAATTAGTTGGTTAGGATTAATAGAAGTAATGGATGCGTTTGAAGGATATTTTGAATATATTGTTAATTTTATTGATGATATGAAGAAAGTATTCCCAACACTAGAAGATGATTGGGGTATTTATATTCCTGAGGTAAAATATCTTTCACCTGAACCTTTAGTAAGTTACAAAGACCTTAGTTTAACTAAATTTTCTAACGTACATTTCGTGGGTGATGCTTTAAGTGCAAGAGGAATTACAGTTTCTGGAGCACAAGCAATTTATGTTGCTGAATCTTTATTAGAGCAAAGCTCAATTTTAAATTACCATGATGATAAATGGTACGATGGTGATATAATCAATTTTATATAATATGACAACAAAATACGAATTTACAAAGAAATTGAAAAAAGCAGATGGTACAGTTGCTTATGTGTGGGAAGGTAAACTTCACAATTGGGAAGGTCCTGCTTTAATCACTCCTGAAGGTAAAAAAGAATATTATATTCATGGAATCCAGTATACTGAGGAAAACTATAAAGAAGCATTGCGAAATAGAACTGGTATCCCTCCTATGAAAGATCCACGATTTAAAACTAAGTTTTAGTTTTCTGTAATTAGGTAATATTTATAACAAAATATTATAATGGATAACTTTGATTTACACAAGTATTTAAGAAATAACCCTTTATTGACTGAGTCAGTTGATAATAAACTAACCAAAAAGAAAGTAAAAGAAATGGTTAGAGAGATGGCTAAAGGAACTATAAATACTCCTGATGAAACTAACTTAAATAAAGCTATTGGAAATGCTCCTAACGTAGTAGCAAAATTATCTTTTATTAATCAACCTACGGAATTAGATGGCGCTTTTAAAGTTGCATTAGACTTTTCAGAACTTAAAAATGTTTCTAAATCTACAGTAATAGCTGCCCTTAAACGAGCTATGGATGAGTTATCTCCTGATTCTCAAGCTATTAATACTGTTGGTGATCCTATTGGACCTAATTCTAAAAACTTTGCAGGCCCTACACAAAGAGCTGATGGAACCTATGATGTAAGCAGTATGAAACCTATTCAAACTATGAAAGAAGGAGAAATCAACGAAATGGCTCGTATTGCTAAACCTTCTAAATTAGCTGATGATTGGGAAGAAAAAATGGCTAACTTACCTGACCGCTTTAAGAAAAGTACTCGTTTCGATCGTGTAATCAAGTATTTCCAAAAATATAAAGATAAAATTGGTCAACCTATTAACCCTAATACTGATCCTCTTACAGCAAAAGCAATTGATTTTTATGGTACTTTAGCCCACATTGCAGACGAGGAATTCCAATCATCAGATACAGCTAGTGCTGCACCTATCGTTTCTGCTTTAAAAGATGCTGGTGTTGTAGTTTCAGGTGATTTCGTAACCGAACCAGCTAAATACAGTAAAGAACCATCAGTACCTGGTGCTAAAGGAAGACCTAAAACCGAAACCGGTTACTTCCAAAATGCTATGGCTAAGTTTAAAGAAGGTAACTATGAATTTTCTCCTGAAGAGCAAAACGCTTTAGAAAATATGGTTAAAGCATTACAAGCTGCCTTGACTAAAAAACCTGAGCCAAAAGCTAAAAAGAAGTAAAGTAATGGATTCATTTAACTTAAAGCAATTTCTGGTTGAGAACAAACTTACTGAAAACAGCAAGTTAAATGAAATAAAAGAACCAGATTTAATATTACTAGAAGCTGTTAGAGTTTCTAATCCTAAAGACCCGTTGTGGAATACTTATCGCATACATGCTAATGATTTAGATATGAATGGATACACAGTAAGTATTCTCCCACAATCACAAGTGTTAGGTTCACTTATTTCTAAAATTATTGATCTTAAAAAACGTGGTGAGGTTGTCCCAACAACAGATACTAGCAATGATAGTTACATGTACAGATATATTTTAAAGTTATCTGATGAATCCGCAAACAACAACCAAGCTATACAAAAATTATTTACCGTTACTAAATTAACACCCAGCCCTGTCCCTAAAGCAGAAGCAGAAAAAATAAAACGCGATACAGCTAAAGCTGACATAAATTCATTTAAAAACAAAGGAGCATCAACAGCGGCTAAATCTACTTCTCAAAGTGCTCCTACTATGCCAGGTAAAGTTAAAGTAAAAGACTTACGTAGTTTAGCAACTGAACTATTTTCTGATGAAAATTTACAATTCTATGAAGAAGATGGTACTATAATGTTTGATCAATATGCTTTCCAATTATTAATGGCTTCTAGTTTACCCGACTCACTTAAAGCTGACTTCGACTTAGTTAACCGTGATAAAAATAATACTAAAGATCCATTAACTGGAGAAAAAATTCCATATGGGAATAAAATAATTCCACCAACTTCTAAAATATATAAAACTTTATTTACATTTAAAGACGCTTTTAAACCATGATAGATAACTTTGATTTAAAGCAATTTCTGGTTAAAAACAAACTTACTGAAAACAGCAAGCTAGATGAAATTAAAGCTACTCCCAAAAATACAGGACTTGTAACCCCTAAACAACTAGCTACAGATTTAGTTAACCAAACTCAACCTGATTTTGAAGAAGATGAATATATTGTTGTTTCAACCCCAATAAGTGAAGTAAATCCTAAATTTGTTAAATACCTAAAATCATTACCCACCGATAACGATTATCCTTATCAAAGTGGTATAGCGACTTTTGATATTGTTTACAATGGCATTGAGTGGAAGATTATGTTTTATTTAATAGATGCTACGGTAAATAATGAAATTTATGATGAAGATATGATTATGTTTGAATTATCCTACTAAATAATGAAACTTCAACCAGCTAATACAGGTGTCGGTAGTCAACTAAATAAACAAGTTGACGTTGTATCTCGTGAAGAACAAGATGAGGATAGTTTTGAATACGTTGATGTTGAAAAATTAAAAAAAGAATTAAAATATAAATATTTTACTGATTTATTTGATTCACCTAAAACATTTAATGATGGTTTACTTAGTTATCTTGGTGATATTGTAGATTTTGATGAGCCTGATAGCTATAAAAATATGACTCTAAGAGAATTAATAAAAGATTTTAGGTTATGGTTTTTTAACTTTACTACAGATTAGGAAAACTAATCTTTCTTTTGTATATTATAGATTATGAAAATAGGTTTTTGTGGAACAATGAGTGTTGGAAAATCAACATTAGTAAATGCATTAAGTGAATTACCACAATTTGAAGGTTATCATTTTGCAACTGAACGTTCAAAATACTTACGTGATTTAGGTATTCCGTTGAATACGGATTCAACATTAAAAGGTCAAACAATATTTTTAGCTGAACGTTGTACTGAATTAATTTACGATAAAATGATTACTGATAGAACAGTAATCGATGTTATGGCATTTACATTATGTGCTTCTTCTATTTTCTATAATGATAAACACAAATTTGAAAACTATGCTAAATTACTCATTTCAGAATATGATTACATATTTTATGTATCACCTGAAGGTGTTGAAATAGAAGATAATGGTGTTCGTGAAACAAATTCTGAATATAGACAAACAATTGATAAAACAATTAACTATATTATTAATGCATATAAACCACTAATTAACAAATTTACCATCATTTCAGGTACAACAGATGAACGTGTACAAAAAGTATTAGAAACAATAAAGTTCTAATATTTATAAGTATGAAATTATCTGATTTACGTAAATTGATCATTGAATCTGTCAATGAAGAAGTATTAGAGGAAGTAAAACCAGTAGATGAAGTTGGTTCATTCTACGTTGTAGAAAAACCTAAAAAAGGTTCAACCAAAGCAGACATTGTAAAAGAAATGACTGTGTTTGATAACATTGACCCTAAAAGTGTATTAGGTGTTTATGCAAAAAGCCCTGCCGCTAACAAGCGAGCAGCTGAAGCTATTAAAGAAATGGCCCAAAGCATTAAAGACTTAGAATCATCTATGAATGAATTCCGTGATGCTCAAAAAGGCATTAATGAAAAGAAGAAAAGAGCTGCTGATATTATTAAAAAATTAAGATAATGACACTCAAAGAATTAAGAGAAATCATCAAAAAAGCTCTCAAGGAAAGCACTATTGACGTGCCCGGGGACCCTAATAAATTAACACCCCAACAAAAATCAGCAGAAATATCTAAAGCTAGACGAACCACACGTAAACCTAAATTAGGCACAGCTGACGATCCTGTAGATTTTATTTAAACCAATTAAAACTAGTTATATGAACAAAAGTATTATTACCCTAACCATTGTTGTATCTATCATCCTAATCCTTATTAACCTAGGACTTAGACATGATAAAACTAACTTCCAGTCTCAAATAGACTCGTTAAACCGAGCTAATGATTCTTTATTAGCTAAAGTTGAAGATAATCAAAAACTCATCCATCGTATCGATTCCTTGAATGCTGTGTTGGATAATGAGATTCAAAACACTAAATTTAAATTGGGTGAGTTAAACGGTAAAGCAAATATTTATAAAAAATTGTACAATGAAGAACATAATCGTGTTGACACTATGTCTAATCCTGTCCTCGTTCGCGAATTCACAAACGCTTTCGATTGATACCCAATGTTGTGTACCTTGTGCTACTTTGAAAAAAGCACTACTGGTTAAAACAGAAAGAGATTATTTAAAAAATCAAATTGGAATCACTCGTGATTCTGTAACTCTTTTAAATGTTATTGTATCTCAACAAGATACATTGATTAAAAACAAAAACAATCAAATTGATTTATATAAAAAGAATGAATTGAACTACGTTCAAATCATTGATAATAAAAATAAACAAGTTGAGTTATATGATAAAGCGTTAAAAACAGCTAAAAAAGGTATAAAAGTAGCATATGGTGTTGCTGTAGTATCTATTATTAGTGGTTTGCTAGTTGCACTATGAGTGAAAATATAGACTATAGAGAAATCATCAAGCAGGAATACATCAAATGTGTTCAGGACCCTGCTCATTTTATGAAAAAATACTGCCACATCCAGCATCCGCAACGTGGTAGAGTATTATTTAATTTATATCCCTTTCAATCTAAGGTATTACATTTATGGAGAGACAATCCATATTCTATTATCTTAAAATCAAGACAGTTAGGTATATCAACATTAGCCGCAGGTTATTCTTTGTGGTTAATGTTATTCCATAAAGATAAAAACATACTTTGTATTGCAACTAAGCAGGATACTGCTAAAAACATGGTTACAAAAGTACGTTTTATGTATGACAGTTTACCTTCATGGTTAAGAGAAAAAGATAAACCTATAGAAGATAGTAAATTAACATTAAGATTAAATAATGGTTCTCAGATTAAAGCAACATCTGCCTCTAGCGATGCTGGTCGATCAGAAGCCGTTTCTATGCTGCTTGTAGATGAGGCAGCATTCATTGAAAACATTGGAGAAATATGGGCATCAGCACAACAAACACTAGCCACGGGTGGTGGAGCAATTGTACTTTCAACACCGTATGGAACTGGAAACTGGTTTCATCAAACATGGACTCGAGCAGAAGCAAAGGAAAATGATTTCCTTCCTATTAGATTACCCTGGTTCGTTCACCCTGAACGAGATGAAGCATGGAGAAAAAAACAAGATGAATTACTAGGTGACCCTAGATTAGCAGCACAGGAATGTGATTGCGATTTTAGTACTTCAGGTGAAGTAGTATTTTACCCTGAATGGTTAGATTTCATTAAAGAAACAACAATACGAGAACCACTCGAAAGAAGAGGAGTTGACCAGAATTTATGGATATGGGAACCTGCAGACTATACAAGAGATTATATGGTAGTAGCAGACGTAGCTAGAGGTGATGGTAAAGACTTTTCAACTTTTCACATTATGGATGTAGCAACTAATGTACAAGTTGCTGAATATAAAGGACAAATGTCTACTAAAGAATTTGGATATTTTCTAGTAGGTATTGCCACTGAATATAACCAGGCTTTATTGGTGGTTGAAAACTCATCTATTGGGTGGTCATCAATAGAATCTATTTTAGAAAGAGGATATAGAAATCTGTATTACTCTCCCAAAGGAGGTGATACTTTAACAGTTGAGTCGTATTTTCAAAGATATGAAAATAATCCTAATCTAACTCCTGGTTTTACTATGTCATTAAAATCACGCCCCCTAGTTATAAATAAATTTAGAGAATACATCGGAGATCGTTCTGTAATAATCCAATCAAAACGGTTATTAGAGGAAATGAAAGTGTTTATCTGGAAAAATGGACGAGCTGAAGCTCAAGGAGGATACAACGATGACTTAGTAATGGCTTTTGGTATTGGGATGTATCTAAGAGATACGTCATTACGTTTTCAACAACAATCACAAGACTTAACAAGAGCCTCTCTTAATTCGTTTAAAGCAACCCAAATGAATTCTTCAGGAGTTTACTCACCCCGAACAGTATACGGTGATAATCCCTGGAGCATGAATGTAGGAACTGATAACGAAGACATTACTTGGCTCCTCTAAATATTTATAACAAACACACATGGCAGATACCAGTTTATTTACGCGGCTTAAACGATTATTTTCAACCGATGTTATCGTACGAAACATTGGGGGAGATGAATTAAAAGTCATAGACGTTAACAAAATTCAACAAGCAGGACAGGTTGAAACCAACTCACTAATCGATCGATTTACTCGATTACACTTAACTGGAGCAGCCCCTATTTACAACCCTGCCCTTAACTATCAAACATTAAGAACCCAATTATATTCTGATTATGAGGCTATGGATACAGATTCTATTATTGCCTCTACATTAGATATTATTGCTGATGAGTGTACTTTAAAGAACGATATGGGGGAAGTACTTCAAATCCGTTCTAGTGATGATGATATTCAAAAGATTCTTTATAACTTGTTTTATGATGTTTTGAATATTGAGTTCAATTTATGGTCTTGGATTCGCCAAATGTGTAAATATGGTGACTTTTTCCTTAAGTTAGAGATTGCTGAAAAATTTGGTGTATACAATGTTATTCCTTACACCGCATATAATATTATTCGAGAAGAAGGATACGATATTAAAAAACCAGCATCAGTAAGATTTAAATTTGACCCTGATGGATTATCAGGAGGTGGATCTAATGCCTCAGGTTATGCTTATACCAACAGAACAGATAACGCTATTTATTTTGATAACTACGAGGTAGCTCACTTCCGTTTATTAACCGATGTTAACTATTTACCTTATGGCCGTTCATATATTGAACCTGCGCGTAAATCGTATAAACAGATGGTGTTAATGGAAGACGCGATGCTTGTACATCGTATTGTTAGAGCGCCTGAAAAGCGCGTTTTCTACATGAACGTTGGTAATATTCCTCCAAATGAAATAGATGCATTTATGGAAAAAACAGTTTCTAAAATGAAACGTACTCCATACATTGATCCTCAAACAGGCCAATACAACTTGAAATTCAACATGCAAAACATGATGGAAGATTTTTATATTCCTGTTCGTGGTAATGATGCAACAACTAAAATTGAAACTACCAAAGGATTAGAATATGATGGTATTCAAGACGTTATGTACTTAAGAGACAAAATGCTAGCTGCTCTTAAAGTACCTAAAGCGTTCTTTGGATATGATAAAGACTTAACAGGTAAAGCAACGTTAGCAGCTGAGGATATTCGTTTTGCTCGTACAATTGAGCGTATCCAAAAGATTATTTTATCTGAATTATATAAAATTGCTTTAATTCACTTATATTCTCAAGGATATAATAATGAAAGTTTAACTAACTTTGAATTAGACTTAACTACACCTTCTATCATTTATGATCAAGAAAGAATTAACTTGTTAAAAGAAAAAGTAGAATTAGCTCGTAACATCATTGATACTAAACTTTTACCTACAGACTGGATTTATGATAACATTTTCCACTTTAGTGAAGATGAGTATGATAACTATAGGGATCTAATGCGCGAGGATATGAAACGTACTTTCCGTTTAACTCAGCTTGAAAGTGAAGGTAATGATCCTATTGAAACCGGTAAATCATATGGTACACCACACGACTTAGCTGCTCTATATGGTGCTGGTAGATATGAGGCCTCTAAAAATGTTCCTGGTGGATACGATGAGGATGAGCCGTTATTAGGACGCCCTAAAGAAAAAGTATCTGATATTAATACTCAAGATAACGCGTTTGGTAGAGACAGATTAGGAACCAAAGCTATGAAAGTAGATGACCAAGAAACTTATGGTCCTACCCGACCACAAGCAGCATATGAGGCTAAAACTGCGTTGTTAAAGAACAGATCATTACTTGAAAGTTTAAACAAAAAACTAGCATTTGATGATGAACAAAGGGCAGCCTCTTTATTAGATGAATCTAAAATTAAAGAATAATCTTTTTAATAATATTTATAACAAATGACTAAGCTCAAGCATAGCAAATATAAAAATTCAGGGCTAATTTTTGAATTGCTTATTAGACAGGTAACAGCAGATACCATTTCTGGAAAGCAATCACCCGCTCTTGATATTATTAAAAAATACTTTCTTAAAAGTGAATTAAGTAAAGAATATAAATTATACGAATCATTACTAAAGAAATTACCTTTAAGTGAATCAACGGCTAATATCGTTATTAACACTATTTTAGAAACTTCTAAAAAACTAAACCGAGGTAATTTACGTAGAGAAAAATATAATTTAATTAAAGAAATTCGTGACAATTATAATTTGGATGAATTCTTTAAAATTAAATTACCTAACTATAAGGCATATGCTGCTTTATATTCATTAATGGA